TATGAAGCATACAACTAATGCAGAACTATCTATCTCTGACATTCGTAACATCACACAATTAACTTATGATTTCATACAAGATTATGAAATGACTGCAAAGAATTTGCTAGGAAAACCAGCAAACAAAGTATCAGCTATGCGTGTATTCAAATCAGTGTGGCCCCTACCACCAGAAGTAGAAGACATGCCATACAATATGCTTGACCAAGGACAGCGCAAACAGTTTACTATTGCTACTGTATCTCGTGCTAAAGCACTAGACATCTATGAACATTCTCCTACACAGGAGAATCTACACGGTACTATGTTTGGTGTATGGCAATCAGTTGTTGAGTTTACTGACCACTACTCAAAAGGTAATATCACTAAGCGTGCCGTTGCTACTATCAGTGGTAAGAATGATAGACTTAAAGACAAGGCGTTAGCCTTAGTATCAGCATAAGTTTCCTATACGCCCCTATTGTGGGGTACACGGGAATAGTCAGGAGATGCAAGGCTTAGCCAGCGTAACTGACATGGTTGGCTCGCAATGATACACGAGTAAGAGTGCCGTAGTCGGTACCGCCAACAACACCTGAGTATGTGTATAATCTGCTCACCTAACAAACAACGAGAGGCAATAATGAATACAATAGATGTTAAAACATTCGTTGGTGATGGACATGGTAGTCCAACCACTGAATATAGTTACATAACATACAATGAAGCAGATGTATCAGACTACATAAGGAAGGCACTACTACATGTTGCTACAAAGAAAGCCAACAACGACCTTAAAGATAAAGTACGAGACTTTTTCAGTGAAGGTGAATGGGACGATGGTGATTTCTCTACAAACAAAAAAGAAATCAACGATTTACTTGCATCCATTGATGCTAACAAAATTACAAGTGAATACAAAGCAACGGTTACAATTACAGCAAGTGTGTGGGGATACACAGCAGAAGACAAAGACGATGCAGAAAATATGATTGAAGATGGAATCCAAGCAAGTATTGACAATGGTACTATTGAAATTGAAGGTATAGAAATCAGTGACTTAGAAGTAGAATAGTATGCTATAGTGAATTAACTATCGGGTGGCAGGGTTTCGGCTCTCTCCTTGTTCCTGCTCCCGATAGTTCTAACAAGGGAGCAGTATGACAATAGAAATAGACAGAGATAGATACGGTAGACCAATGGTAGTGCCGCCAACAGGCGGCAAAGCAGTACCATACACACGGACAACTACAGTAGCAGGCAGTCTAGATGATGGTGCTGGACTAGTAGCATGGAAGTTACGTATGGCAGCAATAGGATTAACTAAACGTCCTGACATATTCTTAATGGCTACTGCCATGCGTGATAATAAATTAGAGATGAATAAAATAATTGAAGATGCAATGGAAGCAGCAGGTGCTACACAAGCTGCAACTATTGGTACTGCTTTACACGCATTGACAGAAAAGCTTGACAGGGGTGAAGAATTAGGGGTTATCCCAGCAGATTATACTGCCGACATACAGGCATACCATGAAGCAACTAAGAACTTTACCAACATACATATAGAACAGTTCTCTGTCTTGGACAAGTATAAGATTGCAGGTACACCTGACCGTCTAGTTGAATACAAGGGAGAGAGATTCATTTCTGACTTAAAGACAGGTAGTATTAGTTATCCATCTAAAATTGCTATACAGTTAGCCGTGTATGCACACGGCTTGCCGTATGACCCTGCTACGGCAAGCCGTAGTACTTGGGGAGATATTAATATGGACTATGGTATTATTGTCCATCTACCAGCAGGCTTAGGTAAATGTGAATTACATTTCGTAGATATAAAGAAAGGCTGGAAGGGACTAGAGTTGGCAATGAAAGTAAGAACTTGGCAAGCAGCCAAGAACTTAACAACACCTATCAAGGAGAACAATGACACACAGTGAAGCACCAATCAGTATCAATCTAAAAACATTAAGTGGCACACAATTAACATTACGTGCTGAAACACCAGATGAATTTACACAGATAACAGCATTCATCTCACAAATTGTAGAAGCAATACAAGAAGTAGAGACAGCAGTAAGACCAGTCAACACAGCAGTACCATTTAATCCAGCAATAGCATCAGTAGCTGATGCTTTTAATGCAACAGGATTATCAGTAGTGCCTAACACACCAGACATGGGTGCACGTAACTGTCCTCATGGGACAATGACAAGAATACATGGACTAACAGGTAAGTTCGGTCCATACAAAGGACACTTCTGCCCTGCTCAAATGGGCGACCCATCTAAATGTATACCTGCAAATGTATATGTAAAACAAGGCAGTCAAGAATGGAATACATTTATACCTAATCAAACAAAACAATAATGACTTGGAATAGTTGTTACGCCTGTAGAAAAAAACGTAACGAAGATGACTTAGTTTGGATTGATGACAATGGTAGAGCAGATATGAATGGACATCCATACTGTGTAGGCTGTGCTAACGAAGAAAAGGATTATGAGAACATTACGCCGTAGTATTGGCAAACCTGATGTTGGTGGGGAACCATTAGCCCCACCATTTCAGGCATTCCAACGAGAAGGCATCATACTTAGGCGTGCTGAAGTAACTGTTATTGCTGGCACACCTGGTGCTGGTAAGTCTAGTATTGCACTACATATAGCAGCAAGATTGAAACAACCAACACTATACTTCTCAGCAGATACTAATGTACATACTATGTCTATGCGATTACTTGCAATGAAAGCCAAAATAACACAGACACACGCAGAGCATATGCTAAAGACAGACCCAGTGCAGGCAGAACTATTACTTAGAGAATTTAGTAACCTATACTGGTCATTTGAACCTAGCCCTACACTTAAAGATTTAGATGAAGAAGTATCTGCATTTGAAACCATGTGGGGTAGAAGCCCCACACTAATAGTAGTAGACAACCTAATGGACATAGCAATAGATGGACATGAAGAATTTGCAGGCATGCGTGCTGTTATGAAAGAACTTAAGTACCTAGCCCGTGATACTAATGCATGTGTACTTGTGCTACACCATACTAAGGAAGGTACATATGGTTATCCATGTCAACCACGTTCAGCACTACAGGGCATGGTCAGTCAGATACCAGCAATGGTACTAACGGTGGGACAACTACCACAGGGCAAAGACATATACCTATGCGTAGCAGCAGTCAAAAACAGATACGGCAAAGCAGACCATACTGGTGCTACCTACATACCATTATTGTTTGACCCATCTTCAATGTATCTTGAAGATGTACTTAAAGATTACAGACAAACGGAGATAGCAGATGAGGATGAAAAATGAATAAAAAAGAAAGCAGGTGCTACCTTAGATAAGGGAGACATATCTGGTATACCTGGTGTTACTATAGAAATTAAAAACTGCGCTAAGATGGACTTAGCAGGCTGGACAGAAGAATTATTAGTCGAGATGGCTAATGATAAGGCATGGTCTGGTGTGGTATGGCACAAGCGAAAGGGAAAGGGAAGCCCTGGAGACTGGTACTGTACCGCACCAGCACATGTATGGGTAAAACTACTACGAAAGGTACTGGAAAAATAATGAAAGAAATAAAAGTATTTGGTAAATGGATTAGTTTTGGATATGGTAAATTATTTGGTATTGGTTTTGAAGTAGATAAATACCACTTTAATATAAACTTCTTATGTTTTTGGTTTACTCTAGAGTTCTAAATGAAACACAGTATTGAAGACTATCTTCATTACATAGGTGCAACAATACCTGCCACCAAGGCAGGTTGGCGCAAGATGCGCTGTCCCTTCCATGAAGATGAACATGCATCTGCAGCAATAAACTTTGATGAAAACATATTTACCTGTCATGGTTGTGGCGTGAAAGGTGATACCTATGCACTTATTATGCACAAGGAAGGATTAAATTATCGTGAAGCTATCAAGTTCGCATCGTCAGTTCTTACTACAGGCAACACAGAGATACGCCAGCAAGATAGATTTAGCAACAGAATATCTAGCAAGTCGCAGTCTCTCGGTAGGAGAGGCCAACATCTTTCACTTGGGAGTGGTAGCAGACCCACTGCCAGGACATGAAATGTATACAGGTAGGTTAGCCATACCTTACATCACGCCATCAGGCGTGGTAGACATACGGTTCCGCAGTATGAATGATGAAGAACCTAAGTATATGGGACTAATTGGTGCTAAAACTACCATGTTTAATACTCAAGCCTGCTTTGTTGCTAACAGATACATCTGTGTAACCGAAGGAGAGTTCGACTGCATACTTATGTCAGTCAAAACGACACACCCAACAGTAGGAATAGCAGGTGCTAACAACTGGAAGCCACACTATGCTAAGATATTAGATGACTTCGATACTGTAATCGTCTTGGCAGACGGTGATGCAGCAGGATTAGAGTTTGGTAAGAAGATTGCCCGTGAATTAAGCAATGTTAATATCATTAGTATGCCAGACAAAGAAGATGTTAACAGTGTTATTACAAAGACAGGGAGTGAATGGATAAGTGAGCGAATCAGAGAATGTATTACCACTTGATGACAGTATATGGGAACATATCAATCATATGAATTATGATATAGGTATAGGTATATCTAATAATAAAATACTAAACATACTTGGTGCACTAGAGGACATCTACAGGACTATAGATAAGTCAGTAGAAGACGCCAAACAATGTGCAATAGCACTAGCTGCTCTATTTGTAGCCTCATCTATGAATAAAGCAGATATAGTTTGGGAAGAACTGGTAGTTAGAGAAGCAACCAAGAACTTTGATAAGGGATTACAAGAGGTGCTAGATGAAAAACGGTGAAGATGTAAGGTCTATATTACTACAACTTGTAGATATATTAGAACGTAAACATGCAGATTATGGTCCATTAAACATTGCACTAGCACCTGGTGGTGCAATGAATGGCTTGCTTGTCAGGATGCACGACAAACTAGCAAGACTAAATAACCTAACCTATAACAAAACCGACACGCCGAACTATGAAAGTATCGAAGATACACTCATAGACCTAGCAAACTATGCCATAATAGGACTATTAGTACAGCGCAATCAGTGGGCTGGCATACCTGAAGGGGTAGAGAAATGACAACTAAAAGATATGGACCATACAAAGGCAGTAAAGCAAATGGTGGCAGACCTATTTATGTCTATAAAACTACACATGCAGACGGTTCTGTTACTACCAGTTCTAGCAACAAAGCTAGAGTAGACTACGAAAAGACTATCGGTAAGACATTACCTAAAGGTACTGATGTCAACCATAAGAACGAAAAAGGTCGTAAAGGTGATGACCGCCTATCAAATCTAAATGCTGTCTCTAAAAGCAAAAACGTTGCAAAAAGAAACAAAGACCAATCCAAGAAGAAGCCCATAAAGAAGGCAACTAAAAAGAAATGAAAAACATAGTACTCGTTCCAGACCTACAAGTACCATACCATGATATAGCAGCAGTCAAAGCAGTAGAAAAGTTTATTCAATGGTACCAACCTGAAACTGTTGCATCTGCTGGTGATGAGATGGATATGCAGACTATCAGCAAGTGGAGTAGAGGTACTGAGTTAGAATTTGAACGCAGTATTGGTAACAATAGAGACGCTACTCGTAAAGTACTATACGACCTGACCGTAGAACATATGATACGCAGTAACCATACTGACCGACTGTTCAATACAGTTATGATGCGAGCACCAGGATTGCTCGGACTACCTGAACTAGAATTAGAAAACTTTCTAGGATTAAAGGAACTTGGTATCAAGTTTCATAAAGACCCATTTAAGATAGCACCTGGCTGGCTACTCATGCATGGTGACGAAGGCACACAGTCAAAAATAGGTGGTATGACTGCACTTGGTCTAGCCAAACGTGCTGGTATGAGTGTTACTTGTGGTCATACACATAGAGCTGGACTTACCCACCATACACAAGCATACAGTGGTGGTAAACCTAAAACTATTTGGGGTCTAGAACTAGGCAACCTAATGGACTATCGCTACGCTAGATATATTAAAGCAATGGTCAGAGTTAGAACAAAAGGATAGAGACAAGCTGATAGCCAAGTCACTACGCAATGCTGCTCTTAAGTTCTGTGAACGAGAGAAGGCAAAGCAAGCTGGCTATGATACATCTGACCTATACTACTATGATAAATCAGTAGTAGAAGCATTCCTACCGTCTATCATCGCAGAATCTTATGCTATACCTGTAAAAATACAGGACTTGAACTCTAAGTATGGCAAGAGTGACGTAATGGATGGCACTAACTGGCTGGCACTACGCTCAGATATTGCATCAGCATACTTCAAATTGTCAGAATCAAAACAGAATGTACTACGTCTACGCTTTAGTCAGGACGCATCAGAGTGGGATAATCTAAGTAAAGAAATGGATAGCACAACAAATGGAGCACGCATGAGAGTACAGCGTGCTATAACTTCACTAATTAAAACTCTGAATGAGTGGAGATAATGAAACCTATAACAGAACTTAAGCCTAAAGACTACACACAAGCAATGGACTACAGGGGCATACCAACAGAGGTATGTCCTTGTGGCTGTGAGGTATTTAATGTTATGTGCTGCTTTGAAAAGGGAGAAATAGTGTTCTACTTTTTAGATATGGAATGTGCTAGTTGTGGGTCAATGGCAACAGCCCCAACCGTGATGGATGAATCAATTGGATACAGCAATAATGTTTGATTTCATATGTAAAGAATGTAACAACCTTATAGAAATAGCAGAAGCCATACCACCAGCTTGCTCAATTTGTGGCTACACTATGGTCCGTATAGATGACATGCCTTATAAGGAGACAGATGTATAAATTTACCAGTACACCAGCATGTAGTAGTACTGACCCTGACTACTTCTTTCCAGAAGAAGGCATGAAGTTCTATGAGCAACGAGCAACAATCGAACGTATCTGTAATGGTTGTCCAGTCCAGTCTGAATGTCTAGACTATGCATTACATCATGTAGTATCAGGATTCTGGGCAGGCACAACAGAACAACAACGACAAACTATACAGAAAAGACAGAACATTATTCCACAGGAATTAAGGTTTGGATTCTAATGACAAAATCACAGGTATACAGAATAGAACGGCTACTGCGCGAGCAGATAGCCAAAGAAATTGAGGCTCAGTGCTGCGAGTTGGGTCATAAAGATGACTATGAAAATATGAAACACGAAGTAGCAGACCATGCCTACAAAGCCGCTGCCGCTATCGCTAGAGGGAAGACCGAGATGGAGAAATGAAAGGTAATGTAAATGTTAGTAATGTCAGAAAAACACCTTACATTTCTGACACTATCAACGGACTACCGCGCAAACTCTACAATGAGGTAACTGAACTACTCATAGAATTTTGGCATAAGCAACCAGGATGGGGAGATGCAGCAGTTGAAGGTCTATATGCAGAGAAAATTATCCACGCTGTCAGGAACTATAGTACCTATTTGGATACTTTAGTGCCGACAGATTACGAAACCGAGGCTGACTACTACAAAGATGACCCAGTTAAGGGTGCAGGTTCAATGCGTTATTGGACTGAATTTTGGCTAAAGGCTAGGGGGATAAAATGAAACAACACAAGAGACGGTGCAGATTCCTACAGGGCAAGTTTGACGGCTGTAATTGCAATTGGTCTATCCAGTTTAGGTTTTATAACTGGTGGACTAAGCAATGGTGGAGTAGATGAGTCCTACCTACGAGTACCACTGCAACCAATGTGCAACCGTCTTTGACACTACTCGCTCCTACAAGGAACGAGAGACTAATGTAAATTGTCCAAACTGTAGTCAGGTTTCTAGTAGAATCTACAATACACCGTCAGTTGTTTTTAAGGGCAGTGGTTTCTATAAGACTGGTGGTTAGACGACAAAAAACCCCGCCAGGCCCACTGAATAATCAGTAGGACGGCGGGGAGTTTATTGTCAATTCTGTATTTAATTTGGAATAACAAGTGCACTATTCCAAGTTATTTAGCCTATGACCCATAGTGTTTGACCTTGAAGCCATTAAACTGTCTCTATGCCCCCTTTGGGGGCTTCTAAAGGGTATTCTAGGAGTCTTTACCGACTCCAAAATTCTTGTATGTTGGGTCAATTAGCTTAAATAGAGGTGCTATAAGCGAACCTAACACAACTGCTAGAGCAGGTTGCATATCGGCTGCTATTGCCAGTGCAGCGGTAAGGCTGGCAACACCAACACTACGTAGCCATGATTTGAGTTCATCTTTTGCTTTCTTGGATAGTTTCATATTTTTGCTCCTGTTTCCTTAATAAACACTGCAAGGTTTGCAGGCTTTACTATTACTTCCACGTGCATCCAGTCTGGCTTAGCGTTCTTATAGGAACCACCAGAGCGAAGCCCATATTTAGCACAGATTTCTAGCACTATTTTCTGTTGCTCTTTCGTAAAGTTTCCAGACTTAGACCCTTGCGGATGACGAGAGGGCCAGATGTCAACAGCAGTCCCACTTGCGTGATTACTTAGAACCCCACTAGAACTACCACGTACTTCTCGGTAGGTATAGCCTTGGACTTCTCCAGGCTCTAACTTCTCTACTCGCTTATGCCACTCTTTAAGTGCGGCGACAAGTAAGGGTGCAACAGTTTTGGCGCAGCGCAATCTAACGGGGCGGATGCCTTTAACGACAGTAAACATCGCAATACCAATTTCACTCTGGTCTTGCGAAGCCAGATAGCCATTAGCTGATTTCATATTGTCTCCTCAAGCGTACTGTTTCTGGTACTGTTCTGCCAAAACCATAACGGTTTCGTTACTATTGTGCCTATTCTGTCTCTTTTGTATCAGGAATTATTCTTATTAAGGTGTTCGAGTGCCTTAAATTAAAGTAAAAGCCGATTTGGTTTAATTTGAACCTACCAAATTATAGCAAATTGACTATACCCCTTGGCATCTTCCCAACATCTGTCGTACCCCTGCCATTCTGTCGCACGATAATGCTAAAACCCCTACCGTTTTGGCTCGTGCAAACAATGTGCGCTCTGTAAAGCACTAACTGCCCTAATGCACTATAGATGATACATTCTCGGTACGGTTATGTATCATTCCGCAGTCAGCGGAAGACCCTATTTATCAGAACGTACCTTAAGTAACGCTATATCTGTTTTGATACAAGCCTGATTCTCTATAAGTATATCTACCTTATTGACTAGTCCAGTCTTGCCCTCATTAAAGAGGGCATAGTTAATCAGTGCTAGTTCTTTGTCAAACCTAGCAAACCCTCTGGATAGTTTTATGAATCCACCAACGATAGTCATTATAGCCACTATCAGCGAAGCCCACTCTACCATATCCATTCCTCAGACAGTTCTGATTGTAATGTCAATGGTCCCACCGAACCCAGAGAAATTCTTATCTGGTGGAGTCTTACCGATAAAGGAAATCTGTTCAATCTGTGCTTGTAGTGAACTTAATGTTTTCATTACGTGCTGTAGCAATAGTTGATTTAGCCTGATAGCCCTTAAAGATAGGTCCCTTAGCAGTATCAGTAGCATCTCTTGCAAAGTCGAATTGGTAGGCTATAAACTCCTGTGCAGCTTCTGGCTGTGTTGTGCCTACTTCAACAGATGGAATCAGTGAATCATAACCGATATGGTCATAGACTGTGCCATCTGCTGTAATTGTATTAAGAGTTAATGTGCCTGATGTAAAGTCACCACGCCCGATAAGACGCTTAAAGTTCTTTAATTCTAACGTACCATACCGTATATTACCCGTAGTAAGCGTACCAGTGGCTGCAAGGACGGTAGTTGACTGTATTGCGATACCATTGCTTTCTGATGTGGTAAAGGCTATCTGGTCGGTATTGCCTACAAAGTCTACGCTTGTAGCGTATCCTGCTATGCCTGTTAGATTGGCATCTGTTGCATAGGCAAAGCGTAGAGTTTCAATCTCATTGCCTAAGTCAATTCGGTATAGCCCAACATATGTGGCTACAGTTCCAGTTACATAGACGAATCTATCACGGAAGGCGAAGTCTTTAACAGGGTAAGTTGTTTCAATAATTAGTGGACCATAAGATAGTGAACCATCTTGGTCGTTGATAGTTGCTACTCGCACACCCTTAGATGTGCCAATAACCATATAACCTAGATACTCTTCAATTCTGTGTACTACTTCACCATAAGGCAGACGTGCTGCAATTACACCTGATGTCAGGGTTGGCATAACACCAACAGAAGTCAGAGTAAACTTGTAGATAGCAGAGATACCACCAGCATAGCCAGCAGTATAGATGGCAGAGCCACCTTCGGTAATGCTTGTCCATATCCAAGAAGCATTAGGATGAGTATAGAGCGCAGTTGGTAGGGCTGGGTCGGCAGTTATAGCAGCGGTTAATTCATAAACACTTGCACCAATACATCCTACGAGTCTTTGTTTAACCCATTCAAGGACTACAACTGTTGGTGTATTTGGTATTACATACCAAGAGGTTCCAGCACCAGTGTCACCAATATCAACAACGTAGATATGGTCATTGTCAGCAGCATATATGCGGTTGCCGTCAGTAGTAACATCGAGGATAGTACCCAACCCAGTAGGGGCATAAGTAACCGCCGTACCTGTCGAATTATAATCTCTAAGTGTTGAGCCAGACCAAGCAAGAAGCCTGTGATTAAGACCACTCATACAAGATTTAATCTTCCAAACACCAGTAGTTACACCAGACAGGTTAGCAGTCGCTTTAAGTAAAGTAACCTGCCCCTTAGTCCAGACATCTACATTAAGACTGTCATTGAAACGGTTGAGTACAATTTCACCAGCAGACGGGTCATAAAACTTTATACCTGTACCAGCATGGAAGGATGCCTGACTACGCATCCACCAGCCAGTTAGTGACTGCTCGCCAGGTTCTGCACCATTGTCAAACTGGGGTTTATCACAAGACGCAGAGCCAGCACCAGCAGCGCCAGCAGCA